AAATAAGAGTATAACAAGGAAAAGACAATGGCAACATTAAACGCAACAGCAAAATCAGCAACTGCTAACAGTTATCTAACTCTTGCAGAAGCAAACACATACATGGAAACAGTGCGTCCTGAAGATGAACAAACTTGGTTGAAACAAAGTGAACCAACTAGAGAACGTTTGTTGATGCTGGCCACTAGGACTATTGATGATCATTTTTTATTCATAGGATCAAAAACAGCAAGTGGAACACAAGCATTACAATGGCCAAGATCAGGTGTTCCAGAAGATGGCAAATGGAGTAGACGTTTTTATGATAACTTTGATGATGAAACTGTTCCACAAGTAGTAAAAAATGCTACAGCAGAACTTGCAAGACACATGGTAGACAATGACAAGTATGCAGAGCCAGATGGTTCAGGTATCAAGCAGTTAGCAGTAGGTGGTATCAATCTTACATTCAATGAAGAAGATAGACAGGCAAAAGGTGTCATACCTAGTCATGTTTACAGTATGTTAAGAAAGTATGGTAGATATTATCCTAACTTGAACAGTGATATTCAAACTATACAAACTGCTAAGGTTCTAAGATAATGGGACTTTCATCAACAGTTCAAAATGCAGTATTCAATGCAATCAATACAACAGTTGGTGACCTTGCACAAACTGTCACGTTCAGTAAATTGAGTGCGCCAAGTTACAATGTAACTACAGGTGCCGCAACTGCAACAACTACAAATCACACAGTAAAAGTTATAGTCCAACCTTTCAGTGAAGAAGAATTACAAAGCACAGATGATATTTCAACAGAAGATCTAAGAGTGTTGTTGCCAAAAAAAGAATTATCATTTACACCAGAAATTGACGATACTATAACATTCAACAGTGAAACTTATAAAATTATTAGAACTAGATTAGATCCTGCACAAGCATTGTTTGATATACAAATGAGGGTAGAATAATGGCACAAGGATTTGACAAAAATTTAGATCTTTTCACAGAGAAGTTGCCAGACGCTGTCAAAGAAGAAATGACAAAATTACAAGACAAAGCATTTTCAAGACTTAGAGAACTTACACCTGTTGCAAGTGGTAGAGCAAAAGAAGGTTGGTTCAAAGAAGACAAAAGAAATGGCGACAAGGCAGTAGTAAATGAAGTGCCATATATTGTAAGATTAGAAAATGGATATTCAGGTCAAGCACCAAGAGGTATGGTAGCAGTTTTTGTTGCTGAGGAGAGTATAAGATGAGTTTTGAACAGCATAGACAGTTTATTGAAGATCAGTTCAATACAAATTTTGCAACCAGCACAACACCAGTCCAATATGACAACATTGACTTTTTAGTAAAAGGTTCATCAACACTGAAGTCTAACAAAGGACTTGATGAATGGTGTAGATTAACAATCATACCAGGTGAAACTACAAATGAAACTATAGGTGCAACTAGACAAAGAAGTGTAGGCGTAATTATAGTGCAAGTTTTTACAAAATCAGGCACTGGCAGTGACAGGGCAAGAGCGATAGCAGATAGCATAAAAACAGTGTTTCAAAACAAAAGTTTTAATGGTGTTAGAACACACGCAACTAGCATCAGTAGAATAGGTGACAGTGATGGTTACTTACAATTTAACGTTTCAACGCCGTTTTACGTTGACGCAACATAAATAAGAGTATAGAACAGGAGAAATACTATGGCAGTAGCAACAACAGCAGATGCACAGGTCTTAATTGGAGAACAAAGCGGATTTGGGTCTGAAGCATCAACATACTACAAGATGCCATTCACAGCAGAAAGTATCAACTTTGTTAGTGACACGGTTGTTAGTGAAGAAATCACTAGCGATAGAGCAATCAAGGATGTTATAAGAGTTGCTACAGGTGCTGAGGGTGATATCAACTTTGAATTGCAATACCACACAGCAATAGATTTAATATTGGAAGGTGCATTAGGTAATGACTATTCAACAAACACTTTAACAGAAGGCACAACTACAAAATTCTATTCAATTGAAAAGAACTTTAAGATAGGTGGTGCCAATCAACAAATGACCTTCATGGACATGGCTGTAGGAAGTTTATCAATAGAAGCAGAAATTGGTTCACTGATTGCAGGAACAGCAGGCTTCTTGGGCGGAACAGTAAAAGAGACAGGTGGCAATCCTGCATTTGATACTGATTCTCCATCAAGTGCCTCTTCAGCAACATCAAGTGCAATTTTTTCTAGTGCAGATACAACTACACTTTTCAAACTAGGTGATGCAAATGGTGGTTCACCAACTACACAAACAAATGTTCAAGCATTTAGTTTTGCTATAGACAATGGTCTGAGACAGCAAAGAGCAATTGGTGATAAGAACATCGTAGGCATTGGCTTAGGTAGATTCAATGTAACAGGATCAATGACAATGCACTTCCATAGCATTATTGAAATGAATAAATTTTTATCAGATGATGCTAGAGAAATGGAACTACATTTGACAGACGGAACTAGAGGTTATATCTTCAAGTTTCCACAAGTAAAATACACTTCAGCAGAAGTTGTAGCAGGCAGTGTTGATGAAGATATTGTAGTAGAATTTGAACTACAAATGTTAGAAGGCACAGCAGGTCATACTTTAGAAGTTACAAGAGACCCATCATAATATTGCAAATATTAGAAAAAAGGCAGATTTATTCTGCCTTTTTTCATGGCATACAAATCAATAAATATTGAACAGGAGGACAATATGGATTTCCAAAAAACATATGGTAGCATGGACCCAAAAGATCATGCAGAATGGCACACTTTCAATGATGCAGAATTTTTTATTGCACCAAACAATACGCCTGCATTCAAAACTGCGGCTATGAAACAGTTTGGTTTGAATGATATTCAAAGCGGCATGGAAGGTAAAAGTGCATATGAAGTAATGAAGATTGAATGTGCAATCAAAGCAGAAACTATTCTGTTAGATTGGAAAGGTGTCACCAATGAAGGTGATGAAGTAAAATATTCAAAAGAAAAAGCACATGAATATCTTTTGAACTTTGAACCTTTTAGAGAATGGGTTGAAAGCATCACAGTCAAGATGTCAGCAGACGCAGAAACTAAAAAGGAAGCAGTTAAAAAAAAGTAGTATACTACATTAGGTGGTGGGCGACTTATGGTGAATATGCCAATACACCTAGTATGAGAGCAAAGGCACCTAAGTTATCAGTGCATCTTACACCTATTGTAGACATCTTTACAGCCTTAAGATCAGAAGCGATAAATACTAACAATGGCATTGGTGAAATACCTGTTACAAAGGCAATAGTTTATTTGCAATGGCTAGGCGTAGATGATGTCTATGAAATGTTGGATATAATTCGTGCAATGGATCAGGCCTTCGTTGGTGCCCACAATGAAAAAGTAAAAAAGAAACTGGAAAAAGCGAATGGCAGAAACAAAATTAGAATTGGTGGTAACAGCACAAAAGGCACTGCCAGCAATCCAATCAGTTAAAGGACAACTCACAGGACTAGACAAAACTGCAACACAAGTCCAAAGCACAGTAAGTGGCAAGGGCGGAATGTTTGCAGGCATGAAGAAGAGTCTTGGAGGTCTGCCAGGTCTTATCAATCCCGTTACAGCAGGACTAGCAGGTATCGCCGCACTTGGTGGCGGACTAGCAGTAGTAAAAAGTCAAATAAACATGGCTGACGAAATGGCAAAAACTGCCAGAGCCGTCAACATGAGTGTAGAAGAATTTAGTGCATTGAATTTTGCCGCAGGTCAATTAGGCATGAGCACAAATGAACTTGCTAATGGTATTGACAAAACAGAAAGAAGATTAGCAATGTTTGCAGAGACAGGAAAAGGTCCTGCAAAACAAGCACTAGAAGCCTTAGGCATATCACAAACACAATTACAAGAAGGACTTGCAAACAGTGCAAATGGCTTAGAATTTATTATGCCAAAACTTGCCGCTATTGAAGATCCTGCGATGAGAGCACACGCCGCTTTCATACTTGGTGGTAAAGGCTTACAAGAATTAGTAGCACAAACTGGTGGTAGTTTAGAGCCATTAGAAAACTTAAAAACTAGAGCATCAGAAGTTGGTGCTGTTATGAGCACAGAATTCGCAGAAGGCAGTGAACGTGTCAACGATATGTTAGATGACATGGGCAAGATGATGAATGGTGTGTTCATGCAATTGGCAGAAAAATTACTGCCACACTTTGAAAAGTTTTTACAAGGTGTGTTAGAAAATGCACCAGCAATCATAGATGGTGTTACTGCCGCATTCCAAAAAATGGAACCAATATTTGATGTTATTGGCACTATCTTAGAAAATGTTGTTATACCTGTTATGGGACTATTGTTTGATGGTCTTGTAAAAGGTGCAGAAATGATCAAACCTGTAGTTGATGCAGTTTTACCTGCATTGAAATCTGTCATAGAAGGTATCAGTGAAGCATTTACAGACTTGCCTGGATTGATTACAGATACATTCAATATTTTAAAAAACAAACTAGATGGCTTCTTGAATACAATCGCAGAATGGGGTAGAAAAGCATATGACTTTATTACAAGTCCATTCAGAGATGCAGAAGAAGACGTAGTTGGTAACAGTATTGTGCCTGACATGGTCAATAAAATACTTGCAGAATTTGATAGGATGGCAAGTGGTATGGCACAAACAAGTGCCCAAGGCGCAAATGCAACAGTAAGCAATATCAACACTGCAAGAACTGCAAATGAAAACAGAGTCAACAGTGCAATCATGTTAGAAGATAGACACCAAGATGCAATCTTTGCAACAGGTAATGCTATCACAAGCACAACTAGTCAAATACAAAATGCAACAAGTCAAGTTGGTGGTTTCGTAGACAGTTTACTTGGCAAGTTAGAAAGCAAAGGTGGACTACTAGGTAGAGTGGCAGGCTTTGCAAAAAGTTCAGGCATTGGCAGAAGCATAAGCACAGCATTCAGTGGTGCTAGAAATTTATTCTCAGGCTTCTTTGCTGATGGTGGCAGAATTCCCAGCGGGAAGTTTGGCGTTGTAGGCGAGAGAGGACCAGAAATGGTTGGAGGTCCTGCAACTGTCACCCCAATGGGAGCCGGCGGTAACATAACATTCAACTTCAACGTTTCCGGAGGCGGAAGCGGAGGTAGTGGTTATATGAGTCAACAGGATCTAAACAGGTTGGCGGCCGGCCTTATTCAAGAAGCAAGAGGTATGATGATAAAACAACAAGGCTTTGGCGGAGCACTAGGAGTAAGATAATATGGCGGCAAATGATTTAGATGATCAAGGTTTTGGCAATCCTAGTCCAAGTAGTAATGTTACTACTCAGATAAGATTGTTTGAAACAGAATTTTCAGATGGTTACACACAAAGAGTCCCTGATGGAGTTGATAATCTTCGTAGAATCTACACTGTAATATATGAAAACTTAGATGTTGCAACAAGCAATGCTGTAAGAACTTGGTTAACTACATACAGTCAAGGTGAAACAGTGGTAGCGAATACTCATGCAACAGATAACGTTGAAAGAAATTGGTATATCAGAGACTGGGATGAACAACTGACTGGTCCTATAACAAGGACTTTTACTATTACATTGGTAGAGGATAGATGACGGATTTTTACAAGTATAGTCTTGATATCAATAATCATACACCTGTTGTTTTATATAAAATTGATTATACAACAGTAGCAAAACTTGCTGGCATAACAGCAAACACTGTCAGTAGAGTAACCAATACAAGAAACACAGATGGTAGTTTGTTAACTTTTTATGAAAGTAGCAGTGCAAAAGATTTTGACTTTGTTGCTGTAAATGGAGAAGCATTTTTTAGTGATCTATCTGGAGAGCCTGACAAGCCACAGATATCTATAGACTTTGAAAGATTACAACAAACTGCGGCTTATGTTACTGCAAACACACATTGGACAACAACACTTGACCAAAAAGGATTTTTTCCTTTGGTAGGTGCAACAGTGAATAGAATAAAAACATTTCAAGACTTTGAGAACGATAGCAGTGCAGATATACTTACTAGCACATACTCAAGAATAGAAAGATATTTTGTAGAGAAAGTAGTAAAGAGAACGAAAAAAGAATTAGTTTTAGAACTATCACCAAGTTTAGGATTGTTAGACAAGAATGTAGTAGATAGAAAAGTATCAAGTGGTCTATGTAGTTTGAGATATAGAGTGCCTGATCCTAATAATAACAATACATTTTTCAATACAGAGTTGAAAGATGGTGGTTGTCCTTACAGAGATACTAGTAATTTTTTTACTAGGACTGATGATGCAACAACAGACCATAAACTAGACTTTTGTAACAAAACTATTACAAGTTGTCATCTTAGATTTGGTAATGGCAATGCACTTCCATGGACAGGCAGTTTGAGAGCGAACATACAGAAAAGTGAGAGTAAAACATAATGGCAGATGTAGATAAGGCATTACAAGCGGCAAAAAGAGCAAGTAGTAATTCTGGCAATGCAGACAATCTTAGTGTGCAACAGACAGGTGTTACAACTGTTGAAACTGTATCGCCTTTAAACAATCTTTCAAAGACAGTTTATGCAGGTAAAGCAAGTAGTTCAGATGCAAGTAGTTTGAGAATACCTGTTATATATGGAGAAGTATTTACAAGAGGCCTAAACATTGATGGTGGCACTGTTCTAAATACTACAAGTGATCTATTTACAGATAGAACACTTACAAAGATTATGAGTGAAGCACCTACAGCAGGTATACCAAGTGACAAACAAGAACACGTTGTCATAAACAAAAGACCATTAAAAGATCCTAGCACAGGAACATTTGAATTGCGTGGCACAAAAGTAAAAGACATAAGTGCAGGTGTTGCATACACTGCATCTAACAGCACAGAAGCCGCAAGTGAAACAAAATTAAGTAATGAAAGCACAGATGTCAATGTAAGCATATTGAATGATAGAAACAAAATAGATCAAAGTGTTCTTAAAATCAATACAATGCAAGGACTTGATGATGTTACAGGAGAAGTTAGTAACAAAGTCATACCTTTCTTCAACACAGGCAGTAATAGATTTGAACTTAGACATATCAATGATGTTATGCAAGAAGTAGGCTTCTTTACAAGCACTTCAAACGCACCAAGCATTGCGGCATATCCACAATCAAATTGGTTCTTGCAACATAGCACAACATTATTAGTTGACTTCAATCCAACAGCAACAAATGATTCAAATGAAAAAAGCACAGGCAGTGGACCTAGCAGATGGTATAAAAGTTTTCAAGGCTTTGGCAACACAGAACAAAATGAAGGTAAAGCAGTTATAAATGGTGTTATCAATCCTGATTTGATTATGTTCAGAGGCACAACTTATAATTTTGTAATGCACAGTTCAGATTTTAGCAGTGGTCATAAATTTTACATAGGTGATCAAGGCGCAACAGGCGACAAACCTGTTACAAATGTAAATTACTTTGGTGCAGGTCAAACAACTAGCACAGGTGCCGCAACAGGCAACAGTCATGCAGAACAAGCCGAAACATTAGTTATAACACCAGATGGCAACACACCAGATCTATTGTATTACACTATCAATGAAACTTCAGGTAGTGAATTAAGTTTTGAAATACAAGGTAGAATATTAGTGAGGGACGTATAATGAGTAGTTATGTTCACATACCACCACCAGTAAGTTCTGCAGACAATCCATTGAAGATTAGTCTTGGTGAAACTATTGTATATGATAAAAGTGTTCTTACAACAACAGGCACAGGTGAAAACAACTATGAACCTGCAATGTTTCCAGGTGTAACATTTGAAGGAATAGAAGATTGGGAACTATGTAATTTTTTAATTATGTGGGAACAGTTTGACAGTTTAGGAACTAGTAGTAGTGAATTCAATTCTGGAATATGTGGTGTAAGAGAAACAAATACAAATTCAAGATCAGGTGTTTTTGATTTTAATGTAAGTGGACTTACAGATGCACCTACAGGCTTTGACTTCTTCAATGATGTTTATACACATCCTACTACAGGTGATACTTTTAAAAATGTAAATTACAATGCAACACTCTCTACAACACTTAGATATAATAGTTTGGCCGCTTTTGGTTACACAGATGGCAACAATGTAAGTTCATTTGTAGATGGTGCAAGTGGTTGGGACGGTTGGAGACAAGGCTTGTTTGGTGCTTACAGTTTAGGCACTGCAAGTGACTATGCAGAAAATCCAGAAGGTGGTAGTAGTGGCTTTGGTCTTGTCATACCTACAACACAAGTTGACAGTTCAAGTAATGATCTGTTTTGGAATCAATTGTATCTACAAGGACCATTTAGATATATCAAGTATCTTGTAAACAATCAATTGTTTTTTAGAAGAGGCTTAGTTGACAGTGATTTGTTGAATACAAGCACTATTGCACAGACACCTATACAGTTTCAAATGGCAGTTAGAACAGAACGTTTTGATACTGTATACAGTGAAAAAGGTGAATTTAGAGATCTAAGGCAAGGTGTATTCACAGACAGTGGTAGTGCCGCTTGGTTCTACAGCAGAGGTGAAGATCTATCTGCAAACATAAACGTAGCAGAAGCAAATGATACTATTGATGATGTAGTATATCCAAACGTAGCATTGACACAAATTACATATCCTATAAGTGCAAAATTAGGCACAGTAGGTGACAACACAGACACAGGATTCATTTACAGAGGTATGAAAGTATTCATGCCTAACAACTATTTGCATGATAACAATGATGGAGATAGTAACAATGTAATAACTATCACAGGTGCAACACAAGCCAATCCTGTTGTGATTACAAGTGCAGGACATACATTGGTAAATGGTGCACACATAAAGATCACAGAAGTAGAAGGTATGACACAACTAAATGGCAACAGTTATTTTGCAAAAAAACTAACAGCAGACACATTTAGTTTACACACAGATCTTGCAGTTACAACAAATGTAGATGGCACAGGATTCAGTGCATACACTAGTGGTGGACAAGCAGAAACAAACTTTGTAAACACAAGTATTACAAACAATAGAACGTTCTTGAGCAGTAAGATATATCATACAAACAGTGCATGGTGCACATGGGATTACATTACAGATCCAAGATATGGTATGGGCAATATGTTCAGTGATACCAAGAGAACAAATGACAGTTACAGTTCAGTAACAAGCAATCAACAGTATATAAATTTATATGATGACTTGCACAATGCAGGTCTACGTTGTGATGAGCCTGTAAGAAATGAAGCAAACACAGCCGATATAAAAAGATATAGTTTGAATGTAAACATTGACGGTGACGGTAGTAAAATGGAAACACTGGCACAACTTTGCAGTAACTTTGATGCAAAACCTTTTTATCACAATGGCTTTCTAAGAATATATCAAGACAGACCAAAATCAACCAGCGGCGTATTCAATCAAACCAATGCCATGGAGTTCTCATACGCAGGCGGTAGTGATAGAAACAGAGCAAACCAAATATTTGTAAAGTTCAACAATCCACAAAAACTGTTTAGCCAAGATGCAGTCTATACAGAAGATAGAGATGCATTGAAACCACCTGCACCTATTGTATCAAAAGATATTATAGGTTTTGGTATTACAAACAAAGGTCAAGCAATTAGACATGGTAGAACATTACTTGCAAGAGAACGTAACAATGATGAAGTGATAACTTTTGTTACAGGATTCAATGCTACACATCTCAAACCAGGTGATCTTATAAGTTTAACAAACAGCAACAATGAAGAACAAAGGTTTGGTGGTAGAGTCAGCAGTATCAGTGGCACAACTCTTACACTAGATGAAAGTTTTGAATTTGCACCAGGCAAACAATACAAAGCATTCATACAAAATGGTAACAGTGCTTTGCCTGTAGTAGAAACAACTATTACACACGGAAGCACAGCATCTACAACTTGCACATTAGATAGCACAACTGGCCTTGTTGCACACAAAACAAATCATGAAGGTGCGGCAGTAAACATTGTAGAAACAAAAGATAATTTTGTATATGAAATACAAAGGATCAGTGAAACAGACAATGCATTTTTATATGAAATAGGTTGTGTAAAATATGATGAAGATAAGTTTGCAGAAATAGATGCAACCTTTGTAAGTGGATTTGACTTTGCAGAAGGCTTCCCAGACAACTACACGGAGGACGCATAATGCCATTTACATTACCAGTATCATTTTTTAGTCAAGACAGTGCAACAACAACAGATTATACTGTTACATACAGCATTGCACCTGACGTAGGCACATTTAGTTCTACTAGCAGTTTAAGCCAAGATGGCACAAAGAGTATAAGTGCAGATGGTATAACGTTTACAAGTAACAACAGCAACATCGTGGCAGATTGTGCAAAGATACAATTAGACACAGACAGAGATGAATATAGAGATGTAACAGTTACACTTACAATAACAGATGGTATAAAAACAAAAACAGTTACAAAAGTTCTTACAGGTATTAGTGCATTCAGTGTAAGCAATCTCAATCAAACTATTTTTACAAATGAAGATGTCAATCCTACTGTTACAACAATGGTAGTTACAGATGCAAGTGATGTAAGTGCAACAGGAGATGTTACTGCAACAATTACAAACAGTGATCCTAGTGCGGCAACACTTTCAAGCAGTGCAGGCACATATAATAGCACAACAGGCGTATATACTATCACAGATAGCATAGCCAACGTTAACACCGCCTTAGCGGCGCTCTCTGTTGCTTTAACCGCCAATTTTAATGGTAACTTTACCCTTACAACTGCATTTAATGATACAGGCAGTGTTCATACTGCAAGTGGCTTGATAGACATAACAGTTATAAGCATCAATGACGCACCTGCCATTGCTGGTCTATCTGACAAGCAATATGATATCTACAGCCTAGCAAGTCTTAATTTTGCAGATGCAGTTACAGTTACAGATGCAGACAATGACACACTTTCAGCAACTTTGACATTGAGTGATACAAGCATAGGCAGTTTAAGTTTTCCAAATGGCACATACAATGCTGTTACAGGTGTTTGGACATATTCAAATCCGCCTAGCAATCTACAAACAATATTGAGAGGTGCAACATTTATACCTGCAGGCAGTCAACTAGGCAGAGGTAACATTGCATTCAGTATAACAGATGGTGTTGCAAGTGCCGCAACAGGCACAGTAAATCTAAGACCAACAGATGAGATAAGAGCAAGCCTAGCAAGTGCATTTACAGTAAGTGCGAACATGAACAAAGTCAGTAATATGACTAGCAGTGTTTCTATACAATCTACAATTGGTGCAAGTATGTTAGCGGCGGCGATTATAGAATCTATAGTTCCTGCAACAACAACTATAAGCACTACAGTTACAGGCATAAGCAATATGCCAAGCACTGTAAACGCTACAACAACTGTAGGTCTGTTGTTGAATTCAACATCAAACTTGCCATCAGGTGTTGCTTCTACTTTAGGTGTTGGTGCAAGTATTGCAACAGATAGTTCTATAGATGTAGCCGCAAGTTTTGTAAATGTAGCAGAAACAAAAGTATTAACTGCAAGTGCAGTCAAAACAGGAACATTCAGTAATTCATTTGGAACAAGTTCAACTGCTTCAAGTGCAACTGCATCATCAACACAAAATATAGATAGAACAAATTTTGATACTTTCTTTAGTGGCACAACTACAAGCGGTAGTAATACTACAGGATTCAAAGTTACAAGGGCAGGTGTTGAACATACTTTAGCAACTACCATAACAGGTGGCACAACTAGTCCTGAATTTGCAATAAGTCATAATGGAGAAGTTGTAGCAGTTCCAAAAACAGAAGGTTTCAACATTTATCAATGGAATGGCAGTGCATATGCTTTACATCAAACATTTAGTGTCCCTTCAAGTGCATTTCAAAAAAGTTGTATGAGTGGCGACGGTCTTGTAATTTATTTTGCCGCAATTGGCACAAGCACTATTGCTTTAGGACTAGATGGATTGCAACAAATGAGAAGAGCAACTACTTCTAATAATTTTGCTGTTGGTTTTGCAGGTGTAAATGTAGCACATTGCAATACAAGTCCTATGACAAACACAGATGGAACTGTTGTTGCAGTTGGTTGGAATCATAATACAGGCACATCAGGAACTAGACTTAAAGTTTATAGATTTTCAGGTGGTGGTGCTGGTATTGGAGCAGGCACTCTAACAGAAGAAAAAACTGTAGATGATAGTAGCAAATTATTAACAGCAACAGATATAAGTCCAGATGGTAATAATGTATTAGCAACAGGTGGTTTACTTAGATATGACACAAGTTCTACAACATGGACTCAAACTAATATTGTAGGTAATGTATGCGTAGGTGACAATTTACTGCCTACAGGCACTACTATTATAAAAATAACATAAATAACAGTAAGGAGAAAATACTATGGCAGGATTAACAAATACATTTGAAGCACAAATGTTAGATCATTTGTTTGGCAAAGCAACTTTGACAGCGCCTTCTAATATTTTTGTTGGTTTATCAACTACAACACCTACAGAAGCAGGTGGTAATATTACTGAACCATCAGGTAGTAATTACAGTAGACAAAGCACTTCACCAAGTGATTGGAATGCGGCGGCTACAGCAGGTGATACAACAACATTAGACAATGCTAATCAAATATCTTTTACACAAGCAAACGCAGATTATTCAAGTGGTGCAAACATCACTCATGTTGTTTTATACAACAGTTCATCAGGAACTGCGGCAAGCAATGTAATTGGATTTGGTGCTTTGACAGTAGCAAAACCTATCCTAAACGGTGATACACCAATCATCGCGGCAGGTAGTTTAGATATAACATTAGACTAAGGAGATAGACATGGCGGCGGCCACATTAAATTTTACAGAATTTGAACAGGGAGCATCGTTTACAAGAACTTTGACTATCACTGTCACCGGTGGTGCGGCTAAAGATATAACCAATGTTTCTTTTGCAGGACAGATTAGACCAAGAAAAGATTCAAGCGACAAGATCGCAGACTTCTCCTTTACAAAAACAAATGCATCTGGTGGTGTAGTTAGAATGGATCTTGCAAATGCAGATACAAGCAAGGTTACAGATGGTGCAGTTTATGACATTGAAATGACAGAAGGCTCTACCATAACTAGATTGCTAGAAGGCACATTCACAGTAAGCACGGAGGTAACACAATGAGTGATATAACAGTTTCAGTTACAGATGATACAGATATCAGTTTGACAGTGTCACCAACTGCTGATCTAAGTGGCACAGACACTGATTCACTTGCAGAAGGTAGCAGTAATCTTTATCACACAAGTGAAAGAGTAGATGATAGAGTAAATGCATTATTAACAGCAGGCACCAATATAACTTTAACTTATGATGATACTGCAAACACATTAACAATAGCATCAACACAAGTAGAAGATAACTTATCAAACAACACTACTTCAGATCTTGCAGAAGGTAGTAATTTATATTTTACAGATGCAAGAGTAGACACGGCATTGACAACAGTTGGTGGACACATCTTACCTGCCGCAGATGACACACATGACTTAGGATCAACTACAAAGAGATGGCGTGAACTTTACTTAGGCCCTGCAAGTTTGTTTGTAGATAATGTTCAGTTGATTAGTTCAACTGCAACTAACATGGACTTTACAACAACTGCCGCTGGTAATCAAAATATTAGACTCATACCAGATGGTGAATTGTTTCTTACACCAAGTGGCAACAAAGTTACAGTAGGTAGTTCAAGCACAGAACTAGAAGTAAATGGCAGTTTAGATGTAAATGGTAGTGCAGACATATCAGGTGATATTACAGGTGTAGACAATCTAACTGTAAGCACAAAGATAAACACAAACAGAATAGACAACATTGACACAAATGGTTTGAACATTGTAACTGATAATTTTGTATTTGTTGATCTAAATCAAACACACAGTTCAAACACACAAAAATTCATCGTCGGTAGTAACAGCCAAGCAGTAGGCATTGATGGTTCAAGCATTGGTGCAGGTGCAGGAACAGCACCAAATATCACTGCAAATAATCTAACAGTAAATGGCACATTGTCAGGCATAGATACAGGAGATGTTACTGAAGGCTCAAACTTATATTTTACAACTGCTAGAGCAAGATCAAGCATCAGTGCAAGTGGTAGTTTAGCATACAACAGTTCAACAGGTGCATTGACATATACACAAGGTGCAATTGATGCAGACAGTGTAACAGTCAGTAACCTAGAAGTAGACAACTTGAAGAGTGGTGTGTTAGACACAGACCTAAGCAGTGTAGCAGGCACAGATACAACTCTTGCAAGTGCAAAAGCAATCAAGAGTTATGTAGACTCACAGATACTTACAAAAGACAACACAGACGAGATTACAGAAGGTTCAAGCAACTTGTATTTCACAGATGCTAGGGCAAGGGCAGTCAGTAT